GGGCTCATAACCCGGAGGTCGCAGGTTCAAATCCTGCCCCCGCAACCAACAACAAGACCCGTCAAATGGCGGGTCTTGTGCTATTTCCGGGGCTTCAGGTGCAGGCCCAAGCGGCAGTCATATACGGTCGATTACAGTCACTTTCATCCATCTAACCGGCACCAAAACCGGCACCTCCCAGAGACGCAGAAGGCCCCCCTCCCGTCGCCGGGAGAGGGGCCTTCTGCAGTCAGGTGGTGATCGCGATCAGGCTCGCAGGGTCAGCACTCCCGAGACGATGGACCCGGCGATGGCCAGGGCCTCCTTGGGGTCGATGCGGCCATCGTTCTCCAGGGCGGCGATGACCTGCTTGGTCGCGGGAATCAGCGCCTGGATCACCTTCCCTCCTGGCAGGTGCAGGTCGAGAGCCAGCCGGCCCACGTCGTCGGCATCGACTCGGTCATTGGCCATCGCGGTGCCGACCGACTCCATCAGGCGCAGGAGCCGGTGCCCCTGAGCCTCGTCGGCCAGACCATCCGGGGTGCCGTTGGGCTCCCAGCCGTCGACGCGGAACAGGGCCAGGGGGGCGGCAGGCTCCCCCTCGATGGCCACCGGGCCGTTCGGGCCCGCGATGGTCGCGCTCGCCCCGGGGGCCACCAGGCCCATAAAGGTCACTCCTTGCAGCATGTGTCCTCCTTCTGCCCGGGCTCTTCCGGGCGGTCGTCCTCGGCCTCCAGGGCCCGCAGGAAGCGCAGCAGGACCCCCTCGGCCGGGAGTCCTGCGTGCAGGTCGGTGATGCCCTGGCGGACGGCGTAGCGTTGACGGTCGGTCATGGGCGCCTCGCCAGGATGCCCCAGCCGGTGCCCGGGCCCTCGACCATCCAGCGCGCCCCCAGGTTGGCTCGGGTGTAGGTCACGTAACGGCCGTTGCCGTACGAGGGGTAGCCGCCGGCCACCAGGTCGAGTTCGCCGGCGGGGTCGTGGACCAGGACGGTCTTGCGCTCGGCGTCGCGGCCTACCACCAGGATCCAGTGGCCGCCACCGGTCGGAGCGCTGACGGGGCCGTGGTGCAGGATGCCGATGGGCACCGGGATGCCCGCCTCCAGTTGCCGGTCGAGGTCGCCCCAGTCGAGGCCCTGGGAGTAGTTCGCCTGGACGCCGCAGTGGCGCAGCGCGGCGAGCTGGGCGGTCGGGTTGGTGGTGTCTCCGTACTGGAGGACGCGCTGGAGGTAGAGGTCGTCGCCGTTCGGGCCTTGCACAGAGCCCGGCTTCAGGGCCTCCAGCAGCATCGCGCAGCTCGAGCTGAAGCACATGCGCCAGGCCTGGCCAGCCACGTCGGAGTCGCCTTGGTAGTAGTAGGGCACGTCCAGGCGGATCGCGCCCTGCGCGGGGCGGTCGCCCAGGTAGACCTTCCCGGCGGCCTGGTCGTAGCCGTAGGGCAGGCCCAGCCTGGAAGCCACCTCCGCCAGGAGGCTCGGCATGTGCGCGGGGGTGACCCCCGCCAGGTCGATGGGTGGTTGGGAGTTGTCGCGGGGGCAGATGAGCCTCAATGGTCACCTCCAGGGACTGCAGAGGGCCCCTCGTCGGGGCCCTCGGTTTCGGGCAGGCCGGCCTGTCGCCGGCGTCGTCGCCGGGATGCTTCCCAGCGCTCGAAGTAGAGGGAGCACTCGCCCTCCAGGCCGTCGGCCGTGCGCGAGAGGATGCCCCCGGAAGCGCCGGCCAGGCGAGCGCAGTTGCGCAGGATGCTGATGCCCTCGGTCCAGACGATGGCCGCGCCGATCATCACGGGCACCACGTCGTCCCCCGTGAACCCGTTGTAGCGGAAGGCCCATGCCACCGCCAGGGCCGCCATCCAGCGCAGCCACTTGCCAATGGAATACAGGCCCCGCCGGGTACTGTAGCGCCGCTCCTTCCAGGCGAGGGCTCCGCCGGCAAGCCAGTCCAGCGCCCAGAGGATGGACACGAGGAAGAACATCGGGTCGAGGATGAAACTGGTCAGGTGCTGCCCCCACACGGACCACGCGGCGCCGCAGAAGGCGGAGAAGCTCCACCTGACCGTCGCGTCGTGGCCGTCATACGTGACCAGGCTCCACAGATACGCCAGCATCACAGGCCCTCCACGATGTACCAGCCCGGGGCCCCGTCGCCGCCATTGTCGGCTCCAGTTCCCCCGGTCAGGATGGGGGTCGCTTCCACGACCCTGGAGTTCGCGCGGATCACGACGCAGCCGCCGGCGCCGCCCCCTCCGCCAGATGTGGTCCCTGCCGCCCCGGCGGCCGTGATGACCGCGGAGGCGGGGATGGTGATGGAGCCCAGGGCCTGCAGGAGCAGGGCGCCCCCGCCGTTGCCCCCGGCCGCACCAGCACCGCCACCCCCGCCCGCGGCCAGCAGGGGGGCCTGGCGCCAGAAGAGGCCGGCCCGGGAGGGGTGGGCATCGCCGCCCCGCCCCCCGTTGCCGTCCTGACCGTCGGTGGAACTCCCACCGCCTCCACCGCCCGCCAGGCCGCCCCGGCCGCCGATGCCTCCAAACCCCTTCCCGTCCTGGCCTGCAGCGCCCCCGGCGTAACCCCGGCCGGCCAGGTCCACGGTCCCGTGGATCTCGACCGACCCGGTGCAGCCGATGACCGTCACTGGACCCGTGAGTTGCAGGGTCGCCCCGGGGGCCACGTACAGGTTCCCGTAGCGGTGCCAGCCGCCGGCCAGGGTGGTGGTGCCGGTCGTGACGGACAGGTCTCCGTCCTCGCCGTTGCCGACCAGCTCGCCCAGGGGGGTGACGTGCTCGGCCAGGATCTGGGAGCCCGTCGCCCAGTAGTCGACCTCGATGTCCTTCCCGCCGTCGCCCTCGTGGAAGCGCAGGGCGCCGAAGGGGTAGGAGACGGCGCATTCGCCGGGGGCCGGGGTGATGGCACGGTCCACCAGGGTGAAGGTGGTCCCGGCGGACTCGACGGCGAGGCGCGGGCGGTAGTCGGCCGTGGCGTTGTCCTGGGAGGCGAAGGAGCGGATGGTGCCCGTGGCGCCCTCGCTCTCGTCCCCGGTGACCAGCATCACCCCGTAGTTGGTCCAGGTGCCGGCCACCCACCCGGCGACCAGCTCGGTGACGTCCCACTCGTAGTAGCCGGAGCCGTAGACCGTCACCACGTCGATGGCCACCGGGTCGTAGCCGGGCTGGTCGCCCCACTTGGTGGCCCCGCTCCAGGCCCCGGTCACCCGGTGCAGCCCGATCGGGCAGGCCGCGGGGTAGGTGCCGACGGTCATCACGGAGAGCCACAGGCGCAACTTCGCGCTGACCACGGTGCCCGACACGGAGGCGACGCTGAAGGATAGCAGGGCCCTCCGCCGGCCGGTGCCGGTAGGGGGCGTCTGCCGGCCCACGTCCAGGAGCACTTCCGCGCTGTTGTTGTTGCCCGGGTTGTCCTCGTCGACGTAGGTGTCCACGTCGGCAGACAGGGCCACCGAGGTCGGGGCGGTGCGCACGGCGATGGACTCGGGCGAATCCTCCCGAGGTAGCTCCAGGAGCATCACCTCGAAGGGTGAGGCGCCCGGGATCGCGTGCGGCTCGCGCAGGATCTGCACCGCCTCGTCCGCATCGGTGAACATGTTGCGCCGGTAGTTGGCAGGCATCGGGCCTCCTCAGGTGGTCTGTCGGTTCTTGGCCGCCTGCACCAGCTCGGCCTGATAGCGCCGGGCCTCCAGGAGGCCGAGCAGGCGGTCCATGGTCATGGGCAGCTCGCCCAGCTCCACGTCGCACTCGATGCGGGTCGGAGTCACCTCGTAGGTGACCTGTTTCTTCGGTAGTTCCCAGCAGGCTGAGCCGTCGGCGGCCCACAGGCGGGCCACCCCCTGGCAGTCCAGCAGGGCCTCGCCCACAGGCACACCCTTGCAGGTGACCTGGTCGACGGGAGCCCGGAGCCGGGCCAGTTCGGTCGAGGCCCAGCGGTAGGCGTCCACCGGAGCGTAGACCGAGGGCGCCCGGACCACGGCCTCCCGTACGCCGTGCTGGCGCTGGGATTCCAGGTCCTCCAGGGGAAGGTCCAGGTAGTTGTCGCCGGAGGAACCCGCAGAGCCGCACTGCACCCACAGGCGGTTGCGAACCTTGCTGTCGTCGGTTTCGGGGTCCACGTCCTGGACGTGCCTCCCGATCCACCAGATGGCGGCTTCGTCCAGAGCCGTGGACTTGGGGCGGAAGTAGAAGACCCGGTCGGGGCCGACGCCCCACTCCCAGCCGCCCGCCAGTCCGGCGAGCTGGTCCAGGGTCTCGGCCGCCGTGGTCTTGCGGACCTGCATCTCGTCGCTGACCAGGTAGCGGCTGCCCCCGGTGCGCACGATGGCGGCCGAGGAGTAGACCGCTCCGGTGCGGGGCTCGATCCAGCGCCGGGCCAGGTCGTCGACGATCTCCGACACGCGGCGACCCACCCAGGTCTCGTCGACCATCACCCAGCCCAGTTGGGCGGTCCATCCGCTGGCCTTGTACTTCTTCGGCCAGGCGGTGCCGGCGGAGGCGGGGACCTGGACCAGGAAGCCGCTCCACCAGGGGAGGGAGCGGCCCAACAGGTGCACGTCCACGCGGGTGCCGTAGGTGAGGGTGACGTCTGGAGGAAGGGCAGCCAGGGAGAAGGAGCAGGTGGTGGGGCCGGTGGCCTGGCGTTCGACCTGGACCCCGAGCAGGCCGTGCCGGGCGATGGAGGTCGAGACCTCGCCCAGGCGGATCCCGCGCTGGTCCCAGAAGACCAGGGTGGCCTCCTGGCGGGCCGGGCCGTCGGCTGCCGGGTCATACTCCAGGGAGGGGGCCTGCTCGCCGCGGTAGACCGTCCCGTCCCGGTAGCGGAGCCCGGGGCAACCGTAGCGGGCGGCGGTCACAGCGCCTCAGACCAGACCACCACCAGGTCGAGCGCCTGCGTTTGTTCCTCGGGTGTCAGTTCGCGCGTCAGGTCCAGACGCACCTCAGCGTCAGCCAGGCCCACCCAGGCCACGGGGGCCTGCGCTGGCACGTGCGCCGCCATGGCCTCGGTAGTGCAGTAGGCCACTCCGACCACGGGCAGGTTGGAGGCGACCAGGGCCTCAGCCAGGGATGCAAGGTCTACGCCCACAACGCCACCTCCATGTAGTTGCTCTCTCCGCCGCTCCACGTGCAGGTCCCGGTCGCCAAAGCCCATTCCAGGGGAGCCAGGTAATGGTAGCCCTCACTCGCAGCAGGTGAGGCATGGGCAATCGTGGCCGCATAGGCGTTGCCAGCGGGCTGAACGGGCAACTCGGTGCAGCCGGTGCAGATTGCCGAGGTCGAGTCCAATCCGATGCCGACCTTGCGGGCCCCGGAAGACGAACTGTTCTGGGAGGCGATGTAGACGTCCGCGTGGATCGGGTAGTCGGGATGGGCCAGGAATGGCACGATGTTGCCGGCGTTGTTGTTCAAGATCCGCCAGACCTGCGAGGTATAGGTCCACGATCCGGTAGTGTCGTACACCCGGCAGCACCGCAAAACCGGATGCGCCTCATTGCGCAGGAGGCGCAACGGGCGTCCGCTGTTGACCCCTGCGTCTGCCGTGGTGTCCGCGCCCGTGGCCCGGAAGGTGCCGACCAGCCTGCGCGTGTGGTCGGTCGCCAGCACCCGCACGCCGTCCTGGTAGGCCAGGGCGTCTGACCTGGTCGTGTCGCCGGTCCAGGCGGCCGACAACGTCAGCGTCAACGTCCCTGCGGCATCGTGCAGGAACACGTCGTAGTTCTTGCCGGCCGTCAGGCCCGACAGATCCACGTGGACTTCCGCCAGGGAGTGGTAGCCCCACGCGGCCCCGTCGAAGAGCGCCACCAGGTGGCCCCGGTAGGGCGTCAGGTAGACGGTGCTCGCCGCCGTCACGTCCGAGGTGGTGACCGGAACTGCACTGGTCAGCGTCAGGCGGGCGTCGCAGACGCCTGGGTTGATCAGGCCGCCAGGGGCCCAGACGGGAATTCCTCCGGCCACCGTCAGAACGTCACCCTCGCTGCCCACGGGCAGGGCTACGTCTGCCTCCGCACCACGGACCACCAGGTCCCCCTCGGCCGAGGTTGGGGACGTGTAGGGGGGCACCCAGGAGCGAGTCCCATCGGCATCAGAGGCCAGGAGGTGGCCATCGGAGGCCGGGGCCCCCAGACTTGGCTCGCAGGACTCGATAGCCTCCTTGTAGCCGTTCAGCAGCGCGGCGCGCACGCGGGTCACCCCGTCGATTACGGTCTCCATGTCGCCTCCATCAGGCCCAGCGGGGCCGCCACGAGAACTCGATGGTGCAAGCGCCACCGGTGTAGGACCAGGTGTTGGCCCCGGGCCGCAGTGAGGGCCAGGAACCGGAGAAGAACCGGGGTGCCGCCACGCCGTTCAGGCGCACGGTGCCGGCCTCGGTGTCGACCTCCAGGATCGCGCCGTCGGTCAGGGCCCGGTCGCTGAAGGTGAAGCCCCGGCCGTCGGTCGCCGAAGTCAGGGTCAACGGGGCCGGGGTCCCGCCCGCGGGGGCCAGGATGCGGATCCGGAGGGGCATCTCCACCGTGGCCACGTCGCCGCCATCCACGGCGAAGGAGCCGTCCCCAGCCAGGCCCTCGGAGTGCGTCTCCCCGGCAGCCGCGTACCAGAACGGGTCCCCGGCGATCCACGCGAGCCGGACGTCCGCCAGGGAGCGGTCCCACAGTTCCGGGAGGGACACGTCCATCTTCTTGAGGGCCGAGAGGAGCAGGTAGCGCTCGTCGTCCACCAGGAGGTACTGGTCCGGGCGGACCGCTGCCGCCCGCAGCGCCCGGAGTTGGGCGTGTAGGGTGGCTGCATCGTCGGCCTTGAGGCTCCCCTGGACCACCACGTCCCGGGAGTCCCACCCCGACGAGTAGACCGCGGTCCCATGCGAGATGGCGCGATCCTCGGACTTCGAGCGCCAGGTGGCGTCCTCGTCCTGCAGGACCAGCGAAGCCGGCAGGGTCAACTGGTCGCCGGAGGCCCCGGCCAGCACTTCGCCAGCCAGGAACTCTCCGGCGACCGCGCCCCATTCCGTGTAGAGAACCAGGCTCATACCACTCCCAGCCTCCACTGTGCTTCCCCGCCCAGGGCGCGTGCGATTCGGCTGATGTCAGCCTCTTCGCGCACAACCAGGCCCGGGGCGTTGATGACCACGGACACGCCCCCGCCGGAGCTCGCACTTCCGGCGCTCCCCAGGCTCCGGACGTTGTCGCGGCTGAGGACAATCTCGCCGGTCTGGAGCTTGGCCAGGACCTCATCAGGGCGCAACCGGATGGGACCCACCGACCCACCGGAGTGGAAAGACTGCAGCTCGCCGCCCGGGCCCAGGAGGCCCCCGGTGTGGGCCACGGCGTAGGGCATCCCCGAGGCCTCGACCACCCCGCCGGTGTGGAAGCCGAAGAGGCCCCCGAAGATGCCGCCGATGCTGTTCATCAGGGCCTTCAGCATCAGCAACACAGCCTGAAAGGCCTTCGTCTCGGTGATCATCTCGGCGATCGCCTGCAGGAACGCCTGCTTGACGGCGTCCCAGACGCCCTTGATTCCCTGCCCCAGGGTCTGCTGGCCCGACAGGACAGCAGTGAAGGACTGCTGGAACGAGTTGCGGAGGGTATCCGCGACGTCCTGGGCACGCTGCCGCATCTCGGCCAGGCGGTTCAGTTGGGCTTCCTGGACCTCGGCCAACAGGGCGTCGCGGCGGATTTCCTCGGTCACGGTCAGCTCGGTCTTGGCCTGCAGTTGCGCGAGTTCGCGCTCCAGGTCGGCCACGTCGTAGGCATCCTGGGCCTGGCGGCGGACCCGCAGGTCCTCCAGGAAGGCCTCCCGGTAGCGCAGGGCCAGGGCCCGCTTGCCCTCCTCGGTGCCCTGCCAGGCCTCGAGCTGCTGGGCCAGGAAGGCCAGCAGCCCTGCGTTGGTCTCCTGGCCCATCTTGAGCAGGAACTCGTGGGACTCCAGTTCCTTCTGGTGCTTCTGCTCCCAGGTCGCCTGGGCGTCCTGGACGCGTTTCTCCTCGGCCTTGCGCTCGAACTCCGCCCTCTGGTCGCGGTAGGTCTTGCGCACCAGGGCGATCTGTTGCTCGACCTGGGCGGCCAGGGCGGGGGTCTCGACGGCCACCTTCTGCCAGTGGTCCACCATGGCCTCGAAACGCTTGCGTAGTTCCTCGCGCTCCCGCTCCGTCTCGTCGGCCGTCAGGTCCAGGCGCTCGGCGGACATCTCGGCCAGGAGGGCCCGCTCCTTCTCGGCCTGCTCGGCCAGCAGCTTGCCCCGCTCGGCCTGGCGCTCGGCCTCCACTTTGGCCAGGTCGCCCTGTGACGCTCCGAGGGCCTGACCCTCGGTGGCCATCTTGGCGAAGCGGGCGTCCACCTCGGCGAGTTTGCCTGCCAGGGTCTCGTGGTCCTGGCCCAGGGCCCGGACCTGCTCGCGCCAGCGCTGCAGCTCTTCCAGGGCCCGGCGATACTCGGCCGCGCCGGCACCCTTCCCGCCCTTCTCCACGCGGAAGTGGCCGGGGACTCCAACACCGTCCAAAGCGCGCGCCAGGTGCACGTGGGGGCCGCTGCCATTGGTGACCGCCAGGGCCTCTGGCAAGTATTCGTTGATTCCAGACATCCACCCCGTGCCCTTGGCCAGCGCCCGAACGACGGCGCCCGCTTCCGTGCTGCCCTTCGCGTACCCTGGCACCTGCACGTCCAGGGCGTTGCCAGCGTCGTGGTGACTCCTTCCGTCTCCGTAGCGCTTCCCAGAGGTCAACACCAGACGGATGCCCTCGGCCGTGGCGTTCTGCACCAGGTTGTAGGTGGCCTCGATGGAGGCTGCCTGCATGTTGGCGATGTTTGCGATTCCAGTGCGGACGTCGGAGTTCGCGCGGATGTAGGCCAGCATCTGGCTGGTGGTCAGCTTGCTGGAGGTCCGGGTCGTCTTCCTCCTGGCGCCCTTCGCAGGGTCCTCGTCCTGCCCCGCTCCGCCTTGGAAGTCCTGCAGAAATCCGTCGTAGTCGAAGGCCCGCCCCTGCGGAGTCTGGGTCTGCTTTGGCTGCTGAGTGTTCGCCGGAGCCTTTCCCAGTTGGTTCAGCAGCGAGAGGAACGGGACCAGGGTGGGGCTCGCCGTGGTCTTGCGGCTGTTCAGGGCAACGATCCTGGCTTCCAGGCGGTCGATGGCCCCCTCCTGCTCCCGGATGCCCTGTGAGATGGCGTGGCTTATTGCCTGACCAGCCAGGCCGAATTGGGGTAGGGAGCCCTGGATGGTCTCCAAGAGAGATACGATCAGGCGCCGGAGAGCAACGTTGATAGGGTCGAACTGCCTCTCCATGCCCTGCTTGAGCTCTTCCCAGGCGCCCCTCCAATTGCCGTGGATGTGCTCCATGCCGACCCGCATGGTCGTGTCGACGGCATTGATCATGGAGGACACCGCAGTCGAGATGATCTTCCAGGCAAAGACCACCACGTTCTTGAGGTTGTGCCACAGGGACTGCCACACCGGCAGCACGTTGTCTCTGATCCATGCAAAGGCCACCTGCAGGCCTTTGGCGGTGGCTGCTACTATGGCAGCCACCGCGTTCATTGTCTGAAGGACGATGCTCTTGACCGTAGGCCAGTTGTCGTGCCACCACGCAACCAGCGCCTCGACCGCCGGCTTTGCCTCAGCCTCCAGGCGCACGAGGACTCGGACCACCGCGGCCTTGGTAGCCTCCCAGATCGCGACCGCCTGGGTCGACAGCATGCGGAATCCGTTGACGGTGGCGTTGCGAATCCACTCGACGGCTGCAGCAGTCTTGTCCCGAATCCCGCCCCAGTCCCGCCACCAGGCAACGGCGAAGGCGGCCGCCACCGTTCCCACCACGGCGAAAGCCGCCAACAGCGTAGTGGTCAGGGTTGTCCCCAGCGCGATCACGACAGCCTGCACCAGTCCGGCCTTGGACGCGATGCCGCCCAGCCAGGTCCCCACGGTGCCCAGGAAGCCGAGCTTGGGCGCCCAGCCCGCGATAGCGCCGAACAGGAGCGAGAAGGTCCTGGCCATCAGGCCGACCTTGCCCAGGGTTCCCAGGAACGCCAGCAAGGGCCCGCCGATGGCCACCAGGGTGGAGGTCATGACGACCCCCAGACCGGCAAAGGTGGCGCCCATGCCACCCGCCGAGGCTACCCAGGCCGCGATCCCGCCCCCGGACTGCTCCAGCCACTTCACGAATGCGGTCGTGCGGTCCAGGAAGTTCGAGGTGGCCAGAGCTGCGCTTTGGATTGCGGAGGAGAAGGGCTCAGCAGCCGCCCGCTGCAACAGGTTCCAGGACGAGGAGATCATCGAGAAGGCGCCCTCGATGCTCTTGGACTCCCTCTCCATCCCGCCACGATAGCGCTGCAGGATGGTAACCAGAGCCTGGCGCGCTGCGGCCTGGTCCTCCGCCCCCTTCAAAGCCATCGAACCATCCTGGTTGCGGTGGGCGCCCGCGGCGTACAGGTCCTGCTTGGTGACACCAAGGTTACCCAAGACCTCGAAACCCTCCGCCTGCCCCTGCATCGCCTTCCCGACGCCCCTGGCCACGTCTTCGAGGTTGGCACCCATGGCGGCAGAGAAGTCACCCGCCAGGGGCAGGAACCCCTCCATGGGCAGTCGGTAAGCCTCCAGCGCCGCCCCGGCCTCGGTCAGGGTGGGCAGATCAGACGAGGCAACCTTGTCCAGTTCTTCCAGGAAGGCCATCTTGGCCTTGGCCACGTCAGCGGCGTCCGCGACGTGGCCAGCGCTACGGGCCAGGGTCTCCAGGCGGAGCTGCAACTTCTGGGCGTCGGCGGCGGCACGGACGGAGCTGACGGCGAAGGCCCCAGCCCCCACCGCAGCTCCGGCCGTCAAGCCTTGGAAGGCCATCTTGGCCATGTCGCCGAGGCCCTTCAACTTGCTGGCGACGTTCTGCCGGATATCCTCGAACAGCTTGCTGGTGGCGCCATCGAAGACGTTCAGCTCGCGCAGGGCACCAGTCAGGCCCTGACTCCATCCGGTCCTTCTGATTTCCAGGGCGGCCACGGTTGAGATCCTGGCGAACTCCGGGGCGACGCGCGATGCAAAGGAGGACAGACTCCGGAGGGACTGCTCTTGGGTGGTTTTCACCGACCGCCCGAACTTCTTGACCGACTCTCCGGCAGAGTTGGTGGCCACAACCACGCCGTCAGCGTCAGCGGTTATCTTGACTTTGACTTCCGGTTCCGCCGCCATGGGTCTTCCTCCGCTGCCTCTCGGCCTCGCGCTTGAGACCGCTCAGGATGTTGCGCCGGTCCTGCTGTTGGTCCAGGCCGTTGAACTTCTGGTGTCCGCGCACCAGGGCATCGAGTTGGGAAGGCCACATGCGCCGGAACTCTGCGTCTGACCGCCCGAAGGCGACGGTGGCCAGGTAGTAGAGCCAGTCCCAGTCGGTGGGCTCCGACGGGCTGGCTATTCGGCGTTTCCCGGCTCACCCTCAGAAGTGAGCATCCCCATCACGATCTGGAGGACCTTCGTGATTTCCTCGGCGTCGTCGGGGAACAGTCTCTTGAACTGGTTGAAGGTGAGCACCTCGCCACGGTCCTCGCGGTCGGTCACGTTCAGGCACCAGGCCACCTCGGCCATGGCCTTCAGGTTGCCCATGTTCAGCTCGCCGCCAGCCAGGGCAGAGACCCCCAGGCGCTCCTCCATCTCGGCCAGGGCGCCGAAGTCCCGACGTAGCACCCGGGGCTGGCCGTCGCTCAGGATGATGGTCTTGGACTCGGGCATCACTCTCTTGGGTCCGTTCTTGCGCATCTTGCCTCCAGGTCATAGGAAGGGGAGGGGCCCGCGAAAGGCCCCTCCCCAGGGGTGGCGCATCCAGGTTACGGGGCGACGGTGAAGACGATCACGTGAGCCGCAGCCATGGCGTTGCCGGCGGCGTCGCGGACTCCCTTGGTGGCCCCGGCGATGTAGATGCCTGCAGGATCCAGGTCGGAGGTCGGATTCAGCGTGGTGGCCGTGGACCCGGAGGCGTAGCTGATGGCGAAGGGCACGTTGGTCCCGTCGTCCTTCACGATGTAGAAGTTGGCGGGGTCGGAGGCGGTGTTGGGTGCCATCGCCTCGGAGAAGGTGAAGGTCACGTTGGTGCTGGCCGACACTCCCGTGTCGCCGTCGTTCGGGCTGGTGGAGGTCACAGTTGGGGGCGTGGTGTCCGAAGTGTCCGGGATGGCCACCGCGGTCTCGTTCTCGACCAGCTCGAGGAGGTTGCCGTCGGACCTGCGAGGGATGGCCTTCCAGTCGAACGAAACGGTGGCGTAGTCCTCGCCTTGGTGCTCGATCGAGAATTTCGAAATCTTGGTCTTCAGGAAGACGGTGTGGTAGTCGCCGTCGTTGTCGTCGCCGCCCAGGTACTCGACGACGCCCTCCATCTTGAAGTAGCCGGGCAGGTTAGCCTGGTTCAGGACCAGCTTCTTCTGGGTGTTCGGCGACGACCCGGAGGACGACAGGGTTCCACCGGTCAACAGGGCCAGCACCTCGAGCGAGATCCGCCCGTGCTTCACCTGCCCGGTGATGTATCGGAGCTTGGTGTAGGTGTCCAGCACCTGGGCGTCGCCCATCAACTCCTTCTCCAGGAAGTCGGGTTCGAAGTTGATGGACTGGATGCCCGGAACATCCAGCGGCGCGTTGTAGGTGGTGGTTCCACCGTCCGGGTCGGACAGAAGTTTCGAAATCTTCAGGTCGTCGACGTTGAAGGGGGTCATGACCCCGGTGGCAGTGGACACGAGCGTGTGCTCCTTTCTGGTTCAGGTCCTGGTCGGCGGCGCCCCCCTCCGGACCCGAGAGAGGTGGCCAAACGAAGACAGCCACCCAGTTGGATGGCTGCAGGCGGAGGTATGAGGCCTGGACTCAGGCCGGGGTGAAGTCGTGGGAATCGGCCTCGACCACCAGGTGCACCACGGCGTGCCCGAAGGAAACCTCCTTCAGGGCGATCGCGTCGTCCACTTCGTAGATCTCGGGCACGCAGGAGCGGACCACGGTGCCCGGGATGCGCTCTCCGGGCAGGCGGAACTTGCCCTGGATGAACAGGCCCACCAGGGTGTGCAGTTGTTGCAGCATCACCCTCTCGTAGTTCTGGCCAGCAGCCACGAACTGGAGCAGGTGCACTTTGAAGCGCAGGGTCGTTCCGTAGGCGTCCTGACCCTGCAGCCTACGGCCCTCACTGGCCCCTGCGAAGATGACCAGGACGCAGGGGCACCGGTCCCGCAGGAGGTGCAACTGGTCGGGCTCGGGGTAGGAGGCCAGGTCACCGACCTGGGCCAGCTTGAGGCCCAGCGTCGACTTCACTCCCCAGATCGCGTCCCGAATGCGGTCGGCGATGGTTTCGGGCTCGACGGTGCGGATCATGAGGCGATACCCGTAGCCGCAGCCCATCGGTACAGGTTGATGATGTCCTCCAGGTTGCGGTCCACCGCGGGCTGCAGGATGAGCCTCCGCCGCGCATCAGGGTTGGAAAGCCTGATTGCGTGGCGCCGATACTGCTCTCGGTCCTTCCGCTGCGCCCACCGGGACAGCCTGGGGGCCGCCTGGAATCCCAGAAGTCGGTCCGTCTCGTCGTGGCGTTGGCGAACCAGGCCCTCAAGATACCGTTCCTTCATCGCCTTACTGTTGATGGACCGTCGCCATCTCTTGAGCTGGTTCTCCGTCAGGAAGTCCTTGTTGATCTTGACCCACGCGGGCTTTCTGGCCTGGAGCCACAGCGATTTCCGCTCCAATTCGTGGGCCAGCCCCAACCTGCCGAAGACCCTCCGGATCCCAGGAGTGCGGGCAGAAGTCCAGTGCGGAGCGACGATGACGTAGCCCACGGCCTCGACGGTGTCGGCCCGCTGGGCCACAGGGCTCCTGGGATGGAACATGTACTTGTATCGGTAGGAACCCGGGATGCTCGGGTCATCTTGTCCGCTGCGCTGACTGGGGATGATGATGCGAGCCTCGGCGGCCCTCCCGACCACCTGGACCGCCTTGACGGTCGCCTGGCCCAGATGTCTTTGCGTCTCCTTGGACTTGCGGCCCAGGCTCTTCACGAAGGCCTCGATCCCGTGTGTCTGGATCTTGATCATCGACCGTGTCCCTCCAGGATGCCGGTCTTGTACGCGGGGCTCCCGATGCGCATGGTGTCGTGGATGACCTCGGCCAGGGTGCACTGGAGTCCGACCTCCAGGCCGGGCCCGGCGACGAAGGTGATGCGGTCGCCCTCCCGCGGGTCCTTCCCGTCCGTCCGGGGCGACCAGGTGATCCGGAAGCGCGGGTTGTTCACCCGCCCGACCAGGAACTGGATCTGCTTCGGGGAGAGGGGCTCCACCAGGCAGCGCATCGAGGCCAGGACCGTGCTCTGGGTGGTGGTCTGCTGGCCGTCTGTCGAGATGACGTCCGCGGCGCGCTGGACCGAGACGGTGTGCATGAAGCGGGCGAACATCATCCGACCCAGAGCCTCCGATACTGGTTGAGCACGGAGCGGGTCTCGCGCGAGACGAAGGCGACGTCCTCGCTCCATGTGGTGGCGTGGCCCCCCGGCGTGCGCTCCTGGCGCAGGCCCGGGACCGGGCGCGCGACCCGGAGGAGGACCTCGGAGATGCAGGCCTCCTCCAGGTCGTAGGGCAGGGATCGGGCGGCGCCGGTGGGGTTGTGCGTGGCGTCCACCACGCCCCCGAACTGGGGCAGGATGTAGCCCCCCTTCCAGGCCACGGACACGTTGTAGCCCAGGGAGCCGGGGGTCAGGTCGGGGTCGCCCACCAGGGGCGCCCTGGAGGGTGCCAGGGCCGGCCAGGTGCTGGCCCGGTAGAGGATCCCCTGCTCGGCCAGGTCGGAGGTGACGAGGTAGTCGGTGACGGCGGCCCCGTCCAGGCAGACCTCCTGCACCGACCCCAAGGGGAACCGGCGCAGGAGGAGGTGGTGGCGCCCGGTCCCCTGGTAGAGGTCCGGGGTCTCCACGGGGTAGGCCTTGAACCCGAAGCCGTCCACGCCGACCAGCCGGGCGAAGTGCTCGGAGACGGCGCCGATCAACTGCTCGAGCCGGGCCGTGGTGGCCCCCGTCGGGGCCGCCTCGTTCACGGCGGCGACGGTGGTCAGGGCGAAGGGCGGCAGGGCCATGGCCTATCCTCGGGATTCAGGGGTCTCCGCTGGGGCGCGCCGAGGGCGCCGGGCGGGCGGTTGGTCGGGCACCGGGGTGGGGGTCCGGGGCTCGGGGGCCGGTGCGCTCCCGGTCTCGGGGTCTGGGAGTCGGTCGCAGTGGATCCCGTACCGGTGAGCCTCGCCGGGAGGCACCTCCTCGTAGACCTGGCCGTTGAAGTGCCAGGAGTTCGAGGCAGCGTCCCAGCGAGGCCCCCGGGTGACGACCCAGCGATCGCCACGGGCGCTCATCAGACGGGCGCCTTGGTCGCGCGCTCGAGGACCAGCACGACGGACACGGGCACCGAGGGGGTGGTCCCTCCCACGAAGGCGGGGGTGACCACGGCGCGGACGTAGCGCTTGAGCTGGCCCGGCTTGAAGGCGATCACGGCCAGGCCGTTGTCGGCGGCGCTGGAGGCGGTCAGGCCGGACACGTCGTCCCAGTTGGAGTTGTCGGCGGAGTGCTGGATCTTGTAGGCCAGGCTGTAGGAGGTGGGGGTGCCGTCGGCGGCGCCGTTGGCGAAGGCCACCATGGCATCCCGCAGCGAGGCCTGGGCGAGCTGGTCGAAGGCGGTGCCGTTCACCGCCGAGGAGCCGCTGACGCTCTGGGGGGCGAGGGCCAGGGCCCGCTTCCCGTCTTCCATCAGCATGTTGGTGGTAGAAACGCTCATTTGAGGGGAAACCTCCATCATCAGGGTTCAGGCGGCGGGGCCGGGGTCACCAGCCCCGCCGCGTCAGGGAGGGGGATGGGTTAGGAGGTCTGGATGTCGTCGGACACGGCCATGGCGCCGAGCTGCCGGATGCCGATGTCGTGGCTGTCCACCAGACGAATCAGGGTCTCGTAGTTGTCGAAGGCCCCGACCAGGGTTCCGCCCTCGTCCTTGTAGGCGGCCTCGCTGGAGGTATCGATTTCCATCTGGCCGGTGCGGCCGACGATGACCTCGCGGAAGTCGCCGACGAGCTGGTAGGTGGGGTTGTGGCTGGCGGTGCCGTTGGGGATCTGCTGGGAGACCTGGAAGGGAACGCCCATCAGCTTGCCGGTGTTCATCTCTTCCCGGAAGTAGTAGTTGCCGTTGCCGTCCTTCAGGTCGTAGTAGTCCTGCCAGAGGGTCTGGTTGAAGACGGTGCCCAGGTCGCTCATCCGGACGGCCACCTTGGCGTCCCAGAGGGCCTTGAAGAAGTTGGAGAGGGTGTCCGCGGTCACCGCGGAGTTGATGGTGACGTCGGTGATTCCGGGGGTGTGGATGATGCCCCGGGGGGTGAACTCGGTGCCCTGCTCGATGAGGGCGGACTTGTCGAGGCGCACGCCCAGGGCCTTGATGAGGTCGTCGCGGACCCACTCGTCGGCCGAGATGGCGTTGGTCTTGAGGAGCTGGTTGGAGATGGCCACGATCGCCTTGGCAATCTTGGCCGACAGGCGCAGTTGCCCCAGGGCCGGCTTGGTGGCGTTGGTCGAGGCCGCGGCGGCTTCACCGACGTAGCTGACGGTGGACCCGGCGGTGTGGCGCGGGATGATGAGGTTGCCGTGGGGCATCGGCATCTCGCGGGCGCCGAGCTTCAGGACGGCGGTGTTCTCTCGCAGCAGGGGGATGATCTCGGCAGAGAAGTCATCGGGCACCAGGAAGCCGCCGGCGGTGGGGACTCCGGCCTCCAGGGAGCGCTCCTGGTAGGCCTCGACGGTGCGGGCGGTCTCGGGATCGCGGTAGGTGTCGTGCAGGACCCGCACGGCCCCGTTCGGCCCGTACCCGCTGCGGATGGCCAGGGCAGCGGCGCGCAGCAACCGGGCGAAGCGGATGCCGGGCGCCAGTTGATCCTGGCTGGCTCCGACGGCGTGCCGGCGACCGTCACCGGCACTGGCCCCGAAGAAGCGCCTGGCGTTCGGGTTCTCCTCGGGGGCGGGCTGGTTCCGGCCCTCCTGCTTCTCCTTCAGTTCGCGCAACACCCGGGCCTTGACCTCGGCGCGGACCTTCTCGATGTCTCTGAGGTTGGGCATCTTGTTGGGCATCTCGTCCTCCTCTCCCGGGCCCGCCCGAGGGTCTCCGGGTCTCCTGTGATCGCCCGGGCCACGGGCGGAATGGGAAGAGGCGGCCCCGGAGGACCGCCCCTTCGTAAACGGGGTTGGGTGGTGGGCTACTCGGCCAGTTCGGCCATGATCTCGTCGGTGATCCGCTCGGCCTCGGCTTCCAGGTCCCGCTCGCTGGGGGCCTCGGGGGCCTTGTCCTGGAGGCCCTTCAGGGTGGCCAGGACCTGGTCGAGCTTCTGCTCCATGCCGGCGACCCGCTGTTCCAGGTCCCGGGCCTCGGTCGCGGTGGGGGCCGCTTCGGCGGGTTCGGTTGCCCTCTGGACGGGGGCCTGCTCCGGGGTCCTCGCCTCGGCTGCCGGGGTGATGGTGTCCATGTTCTCCTCCTTCCGGCCAGCGATCGCGCGCGGCCTCGTCCGGCTGGCCAGGCGCCGCAGCATCGCGGACCGCTCGTCCAGTCCCAGTTCTTCCAGGGCCCGGCCGGCCAGCTCGCGGGGGACCACCCCCGACTGCACCGCCTCGGCCAGGGCGTCCGGGTTGCTGCCGATCAGCACGTTGGAAAGCTCCAGAAGCTCCGCGTCGGTGATGACCTCCCAGACCTCGCCCATCACCAGGGCGGTGCGGGCGTAGTCGGGGAGGGCGGCCACCTTGTCCTTCATCCGCTCGTCCTGGAGGTCGATCTGGTCGATCCAGTCGTGGACGTAGAAGCCGGGTGAGTAGGCCCGCAGGACCCCCGCCTGCATCAGCTTCCAGACCAGCTCGGCGTTCGGGTTGGCCTCCACGGCGTACTGCAGGTCCGCCTGCAGGCCCTTGCCCTCGACCGCCTCCAGGGTGGAGCAGGTGCCGATGGCCGCCTCCGGGCCCCCGTACCAGGAGTGCCCCCAGAGGACCACCGGGTTCTTGCGATACTGCTCAAGGCGCCAGGCGGAAGGCAGGATGATGGAGCCGTGCCGGTCCGGCGAGACGGTCGAGACCATCGCCGAGACCGTCTTGGAGCCCTCGTCCATGGCCCGGATCTCAGCGGTGAAGACCGCGGACCGGCGGAAGGGCGTCTTGGTTCGGGGGGTGGTGGGCATTCCGATTCTCCTTCAGCTCGGGTCGCTGGCGGCCCCGGCCAGGTTGCGGGCCAGGCCGGTCCGGGCGTCGATGATCTGGACGTTGTTCACGGGCACGTAGAGGACGTCGCCAATCTCCGGGGGCAGGGGCGGCAGGCCGAACTGCCGACGGTACTCGTTCACGGTGAGGACCCCGCTGCGCGCCATCTTCTCGGCCTTCAGCAGGCGGAACTCGTCGGCTTCCTTGACCGGGCTGTCGGGGAGGAGCACCAGGTCGGGGTCCCCGTAGAGGGGCACCAGCCAGGCCGCCAGGGCCTCCTGGAGCAGGGTCACCCGGGGCAGGATGTTCTTGCTCTGGTGGATGTAGTCGGCGGCCTGCGCGGTGGCCCGGTTGGAGTTGCTGACCTCGCCCATGATTTCCGGGGGCAGCCCGAAGGTCTGCCAGATGACGTCCCGGTTGTACTTGGCGCCGGAGACGAACTCCAGGTCGCGGTGGTTCGGGGTGACCTGGTGGATCGCGGTGATCTTGCTGAGGACCGCCGTCCGGAAGGCGTTCATGAAGCCCTGGTGCTTGGACTCGAACTGCTCGCGGATGAGCTTGATGTTCTTGTCGGTCAGGTCCTCGATGCCCAGGATCACGCCCGGGTGGGCGCCGTTGGTGAAGAACGAGGTGTTGAACTTGGCCATCCACTCGTCCAGCGTGACCTGGTCGTCCAGGGCGAAGCAGGGCCCCAGGCCTCGGCCGAAGGGGTTGGCCGGGTCGGGCCGGTGCACGAAGATGACCCACTCGGGTGGGATGCGCTCCAGCACCCGCTCGAAGTGCCCGCCCTGGCTCCGCGCCAGGAAGGTGATCTCGTACCAGGGTTCAGCGGCGGTTGGAATCTTGGTCAGCCAGTGGGGCGGCACGGGCCAGAGGGCGGCGGGCCGGTTGGGGTTGGAGCCGTCGATGAGGAGGGGGGCCTCGCCGACGGTGTCCAGCCAGACCTGCAGCAGCCACCGGAACTGGCTGCCGGTGAAGTGCGGGTGGGGTTGGTCCCAGAGGGTCCGCAGCGGGTGGTCCTGAACCTCGGTCAGCTTGGGCTGGCCCACCGTCTCGTCGGTGACCCGCTCGCGCCGGTAGAGGTGCCAGGGGACCGCGGAGGTATCCGTGGCCAGGCGGTTCACGGCCTGGTAGAGCCGGGGGTTCCGCCCGAAGGCCTCCAGCCACTTCCGGACGCTGCGTCGGGGCGACACGCCCAGGGCGGCCCCCAGGGGAGACCAGCCGAGTTCGGTGAGGTCGGTTCCACTGCGCCGCTCCATGGCGAGCATGGCACGGAGCACGGTGGTGGCCACACCGCTCTTCATTCTCGCCAGGAGAGACATCAGAAGACAAGCACCTTCACTTCGTGATCGGGTGGCTGGTGGAACAGCATCACTGCCGCGTCCGCCGCGTCCGGAGACTTCACCCCGCGCTTCTTCATCCAGGCCTTGCTCTCGCACTTGAACCTGCCCCGGCTGTTCAGGAACTTGGCCGGGGTGTTCAGTTGGGCCCGGATTTCGGCAGCCGTGAGACCCATGTCCCTGGCCGCCGCTGGAATCAGGTCGTCGGGCGGAAGAGCGTAGCGTTCCGAGACCTGGGCCTGGGGGTTCAGCCCCATCCTGGCTCGATAGTAAAGCTCGTCGCGCTTCCGCTCGGCCTGCTCTGGAAGGTCCGAAGCCCCGCCGAAATCGATCGGCACGAACCGGGTGTGTTCGGACACGTCCGTGGCCTCGGGGTCCTCGAAGAGCTCTTCAATCTTTCCGCCGGCGCCCTCGCCCCTGCCGGTCACGTCCGCCATCAGCCACCGGGGACGCCGCTCGACAGGCAGCGACCTGAGCCACTGGAAGACCCGGATCGCGGACCGCAGCATCTTGGGTTCCTTCCAGTAGTCGATGACCCAGATCCGGTTGTCGGCCGTCAGCCCGAAGAGGGCGTTCTTGTCCTGGCCCTTGCCGGCCACGTCCCAGGCGACCTTGACCCAGACCTGGTCCTCGAGCCCTCCCGCGAGCGGGGGCAGCTCGTGCCACAGGCGGGAACCGGCCTCCGCCCAGGCCATCGGGACGGCCTTGTCCTCTTCGTCCGAGGGGAACTCGCCGAGCACCCGGGCCTGGAACTCCTCGCTGTCCTCACCCCACTCCAGGCGCCGTTCCTCGACCCACTTCTCGCTCACGTAGGGGGAGTCTCCCAGCTTGATGTGGATGGTCCCCACCTGGCCGGAACGCTCGTGGAAGGCGATCCAGAATGGGGTGCTCCGGTCCGAGCTGGGGTTCCCGATGGCCACCAGGCGGCAGTTGTTGTTGGTCATCCAGCCCTTCAGGGCGGCCATCATCCGGCGGGTGATTCCGCTGGCCTCGTCGATGATGATGAGCAGGTCGTCGAGGTGGGGCCCCTGGGCCCGCTCGGGGCGGTCCGTACTGAACCCCTTCATGAACCAACCGGGGTTCCGCGTCCCGCCCCGCCTGGTCTTGATCCAGGGTTTGCCCTCAGCCAGTTGACCAGGCAGACTGAGCCTGGCCATAGAGCGCAGGGTGCGAATCCCCTGGCCCCAGACCAGGTCGTCCACCTGGCGGTAGGTGGGCGCCGTGGTGATGACCGGGCAGCCCAGGACGCTGAAGTGATACTCGGCCACCAGGGAAACCGTGGTGGTCTTGCCCACGCCGTTCCCGGACCGGACGTAGGTCTCGTTCTGCGAATAGATGGACTCGACGATTTCCTGCTGCCTGGGGAACAGGGTCATCCCGAAGCAGTCCCTCACGAAGTCGGGGAAGCGCCCGGCATACTCCGCCAGAGGGGCGTCGTCGCGGGTCAGGTCCCCGGCGCCGTTACTTCGCTCGACCCTGCTCACGAGCGAAGTCATCGAGGTCGCCACGAAGCTCTGCTGCAAACCGGTCGAGATCAGCGGGTCGTAAGTAGGTCGCCACACGTTTCACCACGATCTCGAACAACGGCTTGAGGTACCGCAGCATCATGTGCGGTCGAATCTGGCCGTAGTCCGGGTGCTTGGCGTTCAGCACGCCGAAGATTGCGGAGAGGTTGCCCTTGTGGGCCAGTTTCACGAGCTGTCCCTCGACCAACTCGACCGCCAGGGCGGCCCCCTCCTCGGCCATCTGGCGGAACACCGGGTCGCTCTCGACCCAGTAGCGGATGGTGCGCAGGGTGACCCCGGCGGCCTTGGCGGCCCGGGCCGGCCCCTTCAACTGGCGGAAGGCCTCGAGGGCCTGCTGCTTGGCCTTCACCGTGAGGTCGTCGCCCAGGAGGACCAGGTCCGCGTTGACGCCGGCCTGCAGGGCCAGGGCCGACTGCTTCAGGGCGGGGATGCCCCGCCGGAACAACTCGGGGACCGTGCAGCGGTGGATGGTCGCCAGGGTCTTGAGCTCGGCCGCCTGCTCCGGGGTGACCTTCACCCGCAGGATCTCGGTCTTCACGTGCTGCTTCCGGTCCTCGGTGGGTGGCATCTCGTTTCCCTCTGGACCCGGCTGGACTCGCTCCCGAAGAATCCCGAGGTGACGGCGCATTCTGCCGTCGGGAGCCGCTCGGGCCTTTTTTCTTTTTTTCCTAAGTATCGACCGGAGAGATGGCGCGCGTTCCCGGGGGTTCCGTCACACTCCCGGGGACTTCGACCCACCCCCCCCCTCCAGGGCCCTCCTCAGGCCTCCCCGGCCCGCTCCGTGGCCTCCTGGGCGGTCCCGGTGGGGCGGCGCCTCCTCTTGCGCCAGGGGGTGGTCTTGTGCGCCACGAGGGGGCTTCCGCAGCATTCGCAGCGGGTCTGGCCTGGTGAGTAGGCGCCGCCACAAACGGCGCAGTGTTGGTCGTTGGCTTCGCTGGCGTCGACGATGTTCACGCGGCCTCCTCCCACTCGACGTGCTGCCAGTCCCGCGGGTCGAAGGGGGTGGAGCCGATGGGGAACCGGGCGGCGGGGTTGGCGCTGACCAGCTCGATGAGGCCGCCGAGGGGGACCTCTTTGGCGAGCCGCCGCTTGCGCTGCCGCTCGCTGAGGACGGGATACTCGACCAGGCGCTTCTGCTTGGAGGCCAGGTCGAGGAGGCGGTCGGCCATTGCCTCGAGGACCCGCGGGTCCGCCGGTTCCAGGCCCTGGGCGTAGCGGCCCAGGATGCAGGCGTCTCGCTTCGTGAGCTTCAGCCGGGCCATCGACCACCCCCGAGTTCGAGTTTCCCCCTCAACAACTAGGACCACTGCGGCCGCAATCGCTTGGGGGGCAGCGTATTGCGCGTCGGTGTAGGGTTGGGGCTCAGGGTCTTGGCACGCGGCGGGTCAGGGCAGGAGTGGGGTGGTCTGGAGGCCGGCCGCGTCCAACGTTCCAGAATCCCCTTCAAAAACTAGGACCACTGACGCCGGAATTGCCTGGGGCTGAGGGGATTGCGCGTCGGTGTAGACCTGGGTCAGGAGGCCTCCACGATCTTGCCCCGCTCGTAGCGGACGAGGGTGACGCGGGCCCGGCGGGGCCTGGGGGCGGG